GATACATGAATTACATCACCATCAGTGTATCTAAATGCACAACCATTTATGTGAACATTTGAACTGCTATTAATATATGTTTGGCTAGTAAACACTTCATTGCTTGTTGGGTCAATATTTGAACCATAGTTAATTTGATCCAACATGTGGGCATAGCAACTTGCGTACTGAAAATTACAGTCTTTAACTAATAAATTATCAGCATTGTTACCTTTAAGTGTAGTAGAGAAAAAATTAATATCTTTAACAGCCACATTACTAGCAGTTACATTTAATGAATAACTTTGTGTTTTTGCTCTTATGTTTTGTAAATTAGGAACAGCATCACCAGTTAACCAAACATACAAATACTTTGTGGCATTATCAAAGTACCATTCGTTTTCACTGTTTAGGAACTCCAATTTGTTTTCCAAATAGTAGTAATGATGTTTTGTCTTCCATAAATCCACATTGTCATAACCTAACCTAATTACTGTGTTAGCAGAATCTAATGTTTGAGAGTTTACAACTTTGGTATAACTTTTAAATGAACCAACGTTTAAGTTGACTATTGAATTGGCAAGAGTAAATGTATTTGATAATGCTTGTTGGCTTGTAACAAAGTTATACAAACTAATGTTGTTATGTGCTACATCAACTATTTCTCCGTTGTCATAGTAATAATGACTGCTGACACCATTGCCTAAAACAGTACCATTACTGTCTTCAATGTCGCCGTTGTTTTTGTAATCATAATATCCATGTCCCCAATTATCAAAACTGTACACACTTTCATCGCTCCATTGAGCACTTGGCCATCTAGCATTTATAACTTCGTTTCTGTTGTGAAACAGTTGCCATATTTCAACGTTTGAATTTAATTTTACTTTGTAAATTGTTTTATTGTTTATTGTTACATTTGCATCTGTAACAATGTTTGCAGTATGTGTTTGCCAATTACCATTGTTTACACTTGTATCTGCTAAATCGTAAATTGCTGTGGTACCATCAAAGGTTACGTTTCCACTATTAACTGCTTGTAATGTTAAACCAGTAGTGGATATTGTCTGCTCGTCAAATTCGTAAGAGCCATCTGCAAAATAGATTGTGTTTTGGTCTGTGATTCTTGAAATAGCATAGTTTAGTGTTTTAAATGGAGCACTCACGTTTCCGCTTACACTTACTCCATCAGTACCACTATTTGAAACGTAATAAGATTTAATTACAGGTGGAGTTGTTTCTTCGGGTACGTTTCTGCGACCTGCTCCGAGGGAACCAGTTGTAGAAGTTACAAAAGGCATTATGCAAAGTCAACCATCTGTCCAAGTACTATGTAAGATCCAGCATCATTCAATATAGTAAATGAAAAAGCATCTATACTGTTAGCAGTACCTGAAGGTGCTGACCCTCCTTGCCATTCTATAGTTTGTGCTGAGCCTTCTATTTGTACAGCACTAATTGTTCTTGGACTAACACCTTGATTTATTATTACAGTTATGCTTGTTGTGTACTCAGCAGTTAAGCCTAAGTTTGTAAAGTTTGCTGTGATATTACCTGCTGGAGTTGTATGATAGAACACATGCCCATCATTACAATTATGTACAACAGTTCCACTTTGTCCTGTTAGAGTTCCAAATCTTTCTTCAACACCTGTGTTAAATTTTACGTCTGCTGTAAACGTAGTTTCACTACTTGAACTAACAGCAGTATTACTGTAATTTTGTGCGTCTAAATAGGCTTGTACTTCTGTGTTGCCATATGCAACATTACTATAACTATTTGTGCTTAAAAAACTAGCAACATTACTGTCGCCATAGTTACCACCTGAGCCTGAAGCATCTGCTGGTGTAAATGTGAATACACCACTGACATTTGAATATGCTAAACTGCCGTTACCACTTGGTGTTGCAGTTGTAACACTGATATCTGTTAAACTTATTATACCTTGTGAAGATACATAAGAAGCAACATTGGCATTACCATAAGTACCTGTTGTACTTAAAGGTGCTTTTGCTGTCCACTTCTCACCATCATATGTAAATGTGATATTATTGTAAGTGTATGTATCCCCGCCACTTGGGCTATTTGGGAAACTTATATCTGACATTTATTACTCCTACTTTTTACTTTTCTTTGTGGTATTGCTAACATTTTTAGCCTTTCCACGTCTATTTTTGTTAGGGTCGTTCCTACGTTTTTTCCTAACTGCGGCACCAATGGCGGCTTTACCACCTTTGGCTCTTAGACTTGCGGCTCTGCTTTTGCTTAGACATTTAGGTTTACCTTCACCTTTTTTGCTGTCACCACACTTGCCAATTCTTTCACCTTTGGTATTGTATCGGTCCCAGCCACCGCCTCCAGCACCACCTTTTTTGCCTTTGCCAAACCAAGCACGAAGATTTTCTTCTATTTCTTTTTCTCTATTTGACAAATCTTCTTCCATGCCCTTCATAAGTGCATTTAAGTCTTGTGCAAATTCTATAGTTTCTTTTATCTTCATTTCTTCTTTTTAGACTTGTTGCCCCAATTAGCCGCACCTTTTTTTCTGCATTGTACTAATGCACCACTGGCGTAAGCACTGGGCCAAACTTTGTATCTTGATTTAACTTTGTGATAACAAGCATCTTTCTTTTCTGCTAGTCTATCAAATTCTGCTTCTGTAATTGGTTGACCAACTGATTCTTCTAGAGATTCAAAAGATTCATTTTTGCTTCTTTCATATTCTATATCTTCCAAATCCATTTCTAATTCTTCTATTTTATTTGCAACATCTCTGTATTTGTCTTCAAATAATTCTTCCATTTCATAAATTGCAGACTCTAATTGCATTTTTGCTTCACGTACTCTGCTTTCATAGTAGTCCAATTCTCTTTCATCAATTCCAAGTTTGTCTGCAAGACCACCGAGACCAATCATTATTTCACTGGTAGTGTTTTCATATTTGATTGCTTTGGTAATGTCTCTTGCTTCGTCTTTACCAAATTCTAATTTGTCTGCTATAGGTTGTAATCTTTCTATTTCTGCTTTTATTCCTTGTATTTCTACTTCAACATTTTCTTCAACAGGATCTAATTGCCATTTGCCTTGAGGTTTATTGTGTAATCTAGGATCTGCTTTTTTACTAATCATTTGTGCTAGTTGTCTAAGCAGTTCATCATCGTCTTGTGCTTCGTCTTTTAATTTTCTAAGTATTGAATCTATGATAGCACTTTTTTGTGCAACAAATGTTCCTTCGTCAACATATCCTTCCATATCATTTAAGTTTACACTTTGTAATGCATCTGATATAACATCATTAGCATTTATAACATCTAATAGTCTGCCACTAGCAAAGTTTCCAATTGGTTGCCCACCAACTTCCATTCTAGGATCTACAACATCTTCAACTCTTAGTGTTTCTAATTCTGAATACATTCTTGCAATAAGGTCTTCTTTAGTATCTGCAAAAACACCTGGTGATTCGCCAAATGTCGTAATTAATTCATCTACGGCGCCTTGGTGTATAATACTTCTTTCTTCGCCTTCATCTAATGCTTTTCTTGTATCTGCTTTCATTTTATTCCTATCGTAATCTTTTGCTGACTTGTGAGCACCAGCACCGCTTTTGTTTCTGCTATGCTTTGCTACAGGGTTAGGTTGTTTTGGCATGTTATATTTTTTATTTTCTTTTTTAACACAATTAGGTACACGTTTTCCAAACATTGTTTTCATGCCTTTCTTTTGATAACCTTTCCAACATTTTTCAACTATTGCTTCTACAATACTTGGATCAATTTCTTGTGATGTAAATTGTTGCATTAAATCAACAATGTCATCATCGTGGTCTATGATTTGATAATCTTGGTCAATTATAAGTGCCACATTGTCTGCATAACCGTGATTCTCACCACTTAGTATATGCATACCATTACTTAATTCTATGTGGTCATCTTGATTTACCCATCTATGTATTGCACTTTCAACTTCTTTATGTGGAAGTTTATCTAACATTGGTTCTGTATTAAGTTTGGCAACATCTTCGCCAACAAGTTTACCTTGATAAGGATGAGGACTCTCATGCCCTGTATTAGGTTTAGTTTTTTTAGGCTTTTTGCTTTTAGCCTTTACTTGTTTTGCTTCTACTATGTCACCAATTTTCATTATACACTCTCTAATCTAACCATAAGCCTTTCTGCTCTATTAGTAACTTGTTTATGCCATCTACTATCTCTTCCTTCTTTTGCGGCTTCTTTCCAGTTGCCTTCTAGTATAGCGGCATGCATTTTTTTAAATTTACTTAATCTAGTTCTTCCCATATTGAACATCATATTAACCAGGATTTGTTGGACTTCGTCTGGTAAGTTTCCAAAGACCCCGTCTTCGTATAATAATTCACACTCTCCGACGGCAATGTCAAGATCTCTTTCAAAACACGACCTGACTCTTTCTTCACTAACTGGAGTTCCAACTTCCCTTCCATGTTCCTCATCACTTTCGAGGATAAGGTGACCGACTCCAAAGGTGGGATAACCGAGGTGGTCAAGGTAGATTTCATTTACTACTCCTTCATCTATTTTTAATTGTTCAAATACTGCTTCTCTATTCAATTTATTTTCCCTTCTAAATAGTTTTTTAAACATTATGTGTGTATTTATCAGAAAGTTTATTTTTGTCAAAAAAAAGCACACCCGAAGGTGTGCTTAAATTTGTTTCTACTTGCTACTATGCAACTGAACCGTAATCTCTAGTAATATTACTTTGTATTCCAGCCTGTGTAATTACGACTGCTGTTACAGTACATGTACCACTACTGGCACTACCTGCCGCTACAGTGGCTTTTACGTTAGTTGCAGACGTATATATGTGCTGATGAGTACTTTGAAATTGAAATGTTTGAGTCATATCAGCATCACCTGTACCAAAATGTCTATCAGTATCGTTATCATCGCCAACGATAATAGTAGTTGTGTCGTCAGCACTAACCCAAGGACTTCCAACATCAACATGAATGCTGTAAATCATAGAATTTGCAGGTGCTTCGAACAACGTTGTTGTACCTGAATCATGTTCTAGTTCAGTGCTTACATATTGTGCTATAGTTTGAGTAGCACTATCAAATTGTCCTTTAGTAAAAAATGCAGTAGCCTGAGTTGCATCTGCACCTTTAACTTCAACGAGAGTAGAACCATCATTGTCAGTGAATGTAAATTCGTTTGATGTGGTGTTTGTGAGAAGTTTTAATCCGCGTTTTCCAAACTGTACTAAACTGCCCAGCCCTTTCAACCCGAAGTTGTTGATATCTGCCATTTGGTTACTCCAATATTATAATCGATTATAGTATTTCTACTGTATGTATTTATGCAATTTTAGAATCTATATACTGGATAAAGTTATCTGCAAATCTTTTGATACCTGCATCACTTGGATGACCATCTAAAATTTTTGTACCTTGATTTAATTTTTCCCAATTGATATGCATATCAGGTTCACCTTTTAAAACATGTTGCAGAGGAAACCATTCGCAAACTTCGTTGAAACAATTAGATTCAAATCCATTGTCCTGCAAATATTGATGTAGACTTATTATTCTTTCTTGTTCTTCTTCTAATGCATTACGATTTACAACACCATCTGGTTCTTGGTGCTGGAAATGTATTCTTCCCCATATAATTGTTGAACCTTCAATAAGTTCTTTCCATCTTAACATCATTTCTAAAATTTGTATGTCTGCTTGATGAAATGCATCATCAACTAACATTTTTTTAATTGTAGGCTCAAATATTTTTTCTTCAACACCAGTGTATTGATTATATGTTAAATGTTCTGGTAGCACACTTGCAAGACTGCCTATCCTAGTTTCTTTTGGTAGATATACAGGATATCTAAAAGGAGTAGTCAAACCAAATATAATTAATGGATTTTTTAATTCTTTTATATTATTGGGAGTAGACTGCAAAGGTTGTAATGCAATCTCATAATTACTTGCACCACCTTTTCCTAAATTAGCGACTGGCACGTTATAATGTTGTCCTAACAATGCGGGCCAAGATTTTGATATCTCTGTTAGATGATATTTTGTAAAACTGTCACCACATGCTATAATACTATCAAACATCAAATACTCCTTGAATTGCTGTGTCTATTGTATCAGCAATAAGTTGGATGCCTTCTAAATTAGGGTGATGGTCATTTATTTCAGGTCTTAACCAATATTGTTTTTTCTTATCAAACATTCTTTGCAAAGGTTTCCAATCATATGCTTTGTTAAAACATCTATGGGTGCTGGGCCATTCCATAACACCATGTGTTACTTCATACGGGTCACTTAGTTTATCAATAAGTGTGAAAATATTTTCTCCAAAAGAATCTACACCATGACGTTCATGTATAAATCCCCACATCACAGTTGCACCAGGTATTAATTGTTCATACTGCATTGCCAAATTTATTGCTTGTACAGTTGCCCATGTATAGTTTTCAAGTAGTTTACCATTGTAAAAATTGTGTTTTCTATGCAAATTTTGTAAAGGTACATCTTTTTGCCAGTCAGTCCAATCATTTCCATGATTGTCAGTTTTGGACATATACTCTGGATCTATGCTGAAATGTGATGTAATTCTGCCCATGTCACCATCAAAGTATGTCCAACGGTCTAAAACTGTAAAACCAAATATTATTAAAGGCTTTTTAGCATTTTCCAAACCATTCCATTCGACAGCACTACCATTTTCTATTTTTCCGTGCGGAGTATTAACTGGTTGTAGTGATATTAGAGTGTTGGAAGAACCACCTGATGCAAGATTGGCAAAAGGCACGTTGTATTTTTTTGCTAATAATCCGGGCCATGTTCCTTCTGGACCTAAGCCAACAATATTTTGACATCCTTCTGTAAAACTGTCGCCACATGCTAAAATAAAATCAAAATCCATGCAAGTATTTAGTTGACATTGGTGTTATAATACTATATAATTAAGCCATGTTCAATCAAGACATACAACGTATTGGTTTTTGTTGCAAATACTTAGACCCGGATCAAACGCAGAAGCCCAAGATCCTTAAGGAAAAACAACAAAACTACACAGAAAAGGTTACAACTGTGGCATGGTGTAACAGACAAGAAAAGTCTGTAGCAGAAGAACGCATGTTGGATCTTGTTACACATAACATGCAAAGTGCCTACAATCTTGTGGAATGGGTAGGTACAACTTTGCCAGCAGAACGGAGGATGGTGAGACTTGGAAGTAATCAAATACCTATGGCTACTGAGCCTACTTGGCGTTATCTATGGGATGATCCTAACAATCAAAGAATCTTGGAGGCTGGATTCGCCAAAGTTGGACAACTTGCGAATGATTTGGATGTGCGTATTAGTTTTCATCCTGGTCAATTTTGTGTCTTGGCATCTCATAACGATGATGTCATAGAACGAAGTGTTGACGAATTTGAATATCATGCTAACATGGCACGTTGGATGGGATATGGACAAGAATGGATGGATATGAAACTAAATGTACACATATCCGGTAGGCAAGGATACCAAGGTATCATAAATATACTACCTAAGTTGAGTCCAGAAGCAAGGAATACTATTGCTATTGAGAATGACGAAATGTGTCATGGACTTGACGAAAGTCTTAAACTAGAAAAACATGTTGCATTGGTGTTAGACATACACCATCATTGGATTAGAGATGAAGAATATATACAAGCGGATGATGACCGTGTTAAAAGGGTTATTGATAGTTGGCGTGGTGTCCGCCCTACTTTACATTATAGTTATAGCCGGGATGAATGGTTACCTGACGCATCCTTGCTTGAAGGGGGAGACAAACACGGAACTTTGCATGACATACAATCCTTACTCGATTTAGGTTGTAAAAAACAAAAACTCAGAGCACATTCGGATTTTTATCCAAATGAAAAGGCTAATGAATGGGCACTAAGTTTTTGGAAGGATTTTGACATACAATGCGAGGCTAAGGCTAAGAACTTAGCCAGCGAACAACTGTACCTACAATCTTTATCACAAGTTTGACTCCGGAGTCTATTTGTGTTGACTGATTGGGGAACACCGAGTTCCTTTCCTATCTATCACATCTTGATGAGCGGTGAAACATTTTTTGTGTCAACTGGTTCAATACCAATCAGTTAATAATATTTAATCAAATACGAAAAATAGGTAGGAAAAAGGTCAATTTTGATTAAATAATGGTATTAAACAGGAGTTATAATTAAGTGACATACGTTGTAAAGGGCGAATGCGTAGACTGTAAACATACAACATGCGTAAAAGTTTGCCCGGTGGATTGTTTTTTTGAAGGGGAGAATACTGTAGTTATAGACCCAGACATCTGTATCGATTGTGCAATCTGCGAACCTGAATGTCCTGTAAATGCTATTGTTAGTGATAGAAAATTAGAACCACATGAACATAAATGGCTAGACTTTAATAAAGAAATGAGTAAAGAATGGCCCGTTATAACAAAAGTAAAAGATCCTATGCCTACTTACGAAGAAGCGGCTTCATACACAGATGATGAAAATTGGAGTAAAGTGAGTAGAATACCAGCCAAACAAATTGACTAAATATCCTTAAAATCCTGCCAATTTTCTTGGCAAAAAGGTTGACACACACCCCGAATTTTAGTATAATATATGTATATTTTAAATAAGAAAGGGAGTTTAATTGAACAACATTTATACAAAAAACCAAAGCAAAAATAAAACTACTTCAGTGAAAGGTTACTGGATTTCAACTGTTACTTGTTTTAACGAAAACAGTGAAGATTCAGTTGTAGTTCAACTTACTGGATTAGAAACTATGTGGTATAACCATGAGGAGAACATTAATCATCCAGAAGGCGAAGATTATCCAACTGGTATTAATTATGCTCATAGAATTGAGATGGTGAATAGAGTTGCTGATAGTATTTTAGAAAGAACTGGTATTAACATTAAAGATTATGAACATGTTATCCATGCTTCAACATCACCTGGCAGAAATCCAGATGGTAGTTTTATTGATTATGGTCTTGATAACCACGTTATAAGGAATGTTGCCTAACAAAAAATAAAGGGAGAAGGGAAGTATGGACACTTTATTAGCAGTATTAACATCTATGATGTTAAGTTATGCACCCTACAATGCTACTGACGTACTTATTGACAAAGAAGAAGCATTTTGTTTAGCACAGAATGTTTACCATGAAGCAAAAGGTGAAAATCTTGCAGGTAAATCGGCAGTTGCTCATGTAACTCTCAACAGAGTTGCACATAAAAAATATCCTAACACCATCTGTGGTGTTACAAAACAAGCAAAGTATAGAACTAATTGGAGAGGATACGAAGTACCTATCATAGGTATGTGTCAATTCAGTTGGTACTGTGATGGCAAGTCAGATGATATTCAAGTAGTATATGAAAAGATTCATCCTGGGAAACCAATCGGACCTAATATGGAAGCCTGGAAACAAAGTGTTCAAGTTTCTTTATTGGCTATGTATGGTGTAACCATAGATCCAACAAGTGGTGCGACACATTATTATAATCATAATATTAGTCAACCTAGTTGGGGACAAGTATATCCAGTTGTTGCTATTCTAAGCAATCACACATTCTTAATTAGAAACGATTAAAACAGTATTTTAAGATAAATACTCTTGTAGGAAAACACAGGAGTAATTATGTACGAATACAGATGCAAAGTCATCAAAGTGATTGATGGCGATACAGTAGACGTTGACATTGATTTAGGATTTGATATCATGCTCAGAGACGAAAGAGTTCGTATAATGGGCATAGACACACCAGAGTCCAGAACAAGAGATAAAGTTGAAAAGAAATTTGGTTTGGCTAGTAAGGCTAGACTGAAAGAACTTATTGGTGGCAAATCAGGTCCAATTCTAAAAACACAGATTAACAAAAAAGGCGAAGATATGCGAGGTAAGTTTGGTCGTATATTAGGTGACTTTGTCACTGATGACGGTAGAATGGTAACTGATATCTTAGTCGAAGAAGGTCATGCAGTAGCATACTTCGGCGGCAGTAAAGAAGAGATACAAGATAAACATATGGCTAATCGTAAAAAGTTAATTAGAGAAGGTGTTGTTGACGTATCTTTAGAAGAAGCCGGAATAGTCTAACTTAATTTAAAGTTCTAATTAAATATTCTTATGCGTAAAACGTGGAAGAATACCATTGGGTTCCTTTCCCCTGAAAAGGCAACTTTTTGTGAACATGTTATAAGAGAACATGTAACTGAAGATTCTATCTGTTTGGAGATAGGAACTTATTGTGGTAAAAGCACCTTACACTTATTAGAATATGGTAATCCAAAAACACTTATTACTGTAGACAACTACACTGAATTAGAAGCAAGTATAGAAATAGGAAATATGCCAAATCTTACGTTTAGCAATCCTAACACATATACATTTGAAAGTAATCAAAAACTATTTAAAGACTATCCGCAAGTTCAATTAATAAATGCAACAACTCCTGTTGATATGGACTTGCCAATCTTAGATTACATTTATATAGATGGCGGTCATACATACGAACAAAAAGTTGCAGATTTAGAATGGGTATATCCAAATTGCAAAGATGGAACTGTTATTGTTTTAGATGATTGGGACATGCAAGATGTCCAAGATGCAATAAAATATTTTTGTAACAAATATAATCAAACCTATATTATAAACGAGCCACAGTACCCACAAAATACTATGTCCAAGATAGTTATAAAAAAGACTTGACTTTTCATAACTAATCTGTATAATACATTTATTACAGGAAAATACTATGCTTATTGAAGTTATTAAAGAAAATGAAGTGGTCAGTTGTAGATTAACAACAGGCGAAGAACTGGTTGCAAGATTAAGCAAAGACAAAAGAGATGATGGCTTTGTTGAATTGAGTACACCATTAATTGTTGGTAGGAGTGCAGAAGGTTTCGGACTTATGCCATACATGATGACAGTCAACCCAGAGTCCACAGTTACTATCAAGATGGAACATATTTTAAGTATGGGTAAAACTAATGATGAAATAAGCAAAGGTTATACTAAACAAACATCAAAGATAGAGACATTATAATGGTAAACAAAAGATTTTATTCAGGCAAAACATATTCTCACGCAACAGGACACAGTTGCGCCTTTAGACAATGGCGAGCAGACAGTCATTGTAATTTAATACATGGATACGCACTACAATTTGAATTGAAGTTTGGTGGTGAACTAGATGAAAGAAATTGGATTGTAGACTTTGGTGGATTGAAGCCACTTAAAAATTGGTTAGCAGAAATGTTTGACCATACATATTTGGTTGCAGAAGATGACCCAGAATTAGAAACGTTCAAACAGTTAGAAGAGAAAAAATTACTTGATTTAAGAATTGTTCCTGCAACAGGATGTGAACGATTTGCAGAAATGGTATTTGACTATGCACAGGATTTAGTATCTGAACTTACAGATGGTAGATGCTGGGTACAAGAAGTTACAGTTAGAGAGCATGGACACAATTCTGCTACTGTAGAACGTAACGACCATCAAAAAATTAGTTATTCAGAATAATTTTTAAGTAAAGTTCTTCCAGGATTGTCTGGAAATACACAACAAGGTTGAACATTGTAGAAACTATTGTTTTCTTCACACCATTCTCTTTGGTAATAATTTCCTTCACTATCTTTTTCAATCCAAAGTTTGTTCTCTATATCTATAACAATATTTTCCATATCACGTCCTTCTTGAACATGAGAGTGACGTTGCAGTCTGTCTAAATAGTATCCATCTTCACTAATGCCATATAAAGGCATAGCCATATCCCAATCATGCGTACTTTCCCATTCTTTATATTCTTCTTCTGAAAGTTCTTGTAAATGCCACATAGGTCGATACACACCCACATGCTCTGAATATGTTTCACTAAGCCATTGCTTTTCATCTTCCCAAGGATCTTGTTCTGGTGTTCTAACATAAGTGTTAATTAAAACATCATTAAAATACTTGTTAATAGTTGTACCGCCATCTGTGGTAGTATAATACAATGTTTGATTAAATGTTTCAGAATGAAAAACAACACATTTGAGTAATCTTTCTGCTTTATTGTGAGTCCAATTTAGTTGCATGTTGATATTTATGTCCAAACTGTTTTAATTATATGGAAAATACCGATAAATAGTTGCATGTTATTCGGTATATTAACTTTAATAACTGCTCTTGCCATTGCCGGAGTAGCCGCCTGGTTCAGTATTGCTGGACTTATGGCAATTTTCAGTGCCGCCGCTATGCCTATAGCAATCATGGCTGGTACACTAGAAGTGGGCAAACTTCTGACAGCAAGTTGGTTATATAGATATTGGAATGAAACTTCATTTACTTTGAAGGCATATCTGTCGACTGCTGTATTCATATTAATGTTAATAACCAGTATGGGTATCTTTGGTTATCTCAGTAAAGCACACTTGGATCAAGCAAGTGAAAGTGGAGATGCTTTTGCTATTGTAGAAAGACTTGAAGGACAAATTGCAAGGGAAGAAAACAAAATAGAAATACTTGAGGATAGAATATTAGGTATTGGTGGTACAGTAGATGTAAGTGAAAGTATTAAACAACAAGAAGAAATCAGAGATGGTGCATGGGCAAGAGTACAAGGAGACATAGACTATGCACAAGGACAAATAAATCAACTTAGAGACCAATTAACAGAATTAGACAAAGCAGTAAATGACCTTAGAGCAAAAGGTGTAGAAGTTGTTACACTAGATGAAGGTGGTGCTTTTAGACAAGCAGAAACAGAAAAAATAGATTATGTAGCAGAAGCAAATGCACTTTTTGAATCTCAAAAACCACAACGTGAAAGTATTCAAAGAGACATAGATAAACAACAAGAAAATATAGACAAGTATCGTGAACAAGCACAAAAAACTATTGATGATGCAAATAAGGAAATAAACAGACTTAGAAACAGTAATACAGAACAACAAGATGCTAACCTAATCAAGATAGACGATTATAACGAGCAGATAGACACAATTTACGTCACGATAGCAACACTTAAAGATGAGAAGTTTCAAGCAGAAAGTGTTGTAAGAACATTAGAAAAAGAAGTAGGACCAATAAAGTATGTAGCACAATTACTTTTTGGAGGAGATAGCAAAGATTTATTGGATAAAGCAGTACAAGTATTCATACTAATGCTTGTATTTGTATTTGACCCACTAGCAGTTATGCTAGTTATCGCGGCTAACCAAACGTTATTACGTTATGGTATCAACTTAGAAAAAACAGGTCCTGATTTGAGAGATGAATTAAAGGACGAACGTCCTGATTTACCAAGGCAACCAAGTCCACCTAGTGCAGTGGATGATGCCGCAGATGTGATGTCAGGTTATAAACAGCCTGCACCTATGATTGTAGAAAAAGAAGTTATTAAAGAAGTACCTGTTGAGGTCATCAAAGAAGTTGAAAAAGTTGTCGAAAAGGAAGTTGAAGCAGATATAGATATAGATTTAAGTACACCACCTGCTATAAAAGAGTTAGAAAAACGACTACAAAAGAAACTGAAGAAAGATGACAAAAAAGATAACAGTTAAACAGGCACTTGATAGTTTAAATACTAAGTATGCTAACACTCTAGTAATGTTAGATGATGCATTAGATGTTATAGAGGACTTAGAAAAACAATTGGCTCAAAAGCCTAAGGAGGTTCAAGTTGAGGTCGAAAAGGTTGTCACAGTTGAGAAAGAGGTCGAGGTCCCAAAGGAGGTCGTGGTCACTCGCGAAGTCGAAGTCCCAGGCCCAGAACGAATCGTCGAAGTCCCCGTCGAAGTAGTAAAAGAAGTTCCAGTAGAAGTAATCAAAGAAGTTGAAAAGATTGTCGAAAAGAAAATAAAAGTGCCTGTTGAAAAAGAGGTAATTAAAGAAGTAGAAAAAATAGTTGAAGTACCTGTAGAAAAAGTTGTTCATGTACAAGGACCAGAAAGAGTTGTTGTTAGAACAGATAATAGAGAAATAGATAGACTTACAGCAGAAATAGAAAAACTAGAGAAAAAACTTAAAGTAAAACCAAAGGAAGTAGAAAAAATAGTTGAGGTACCTGTAGAAAAAATTATAGAAGTACCTGTAGAAATTGTAAAAGAAATAGAAAAAGTTGTTGAAGGACCAAGACGTCCAAAAGTTATAGAAAAAGATGCTACCGGAGACTTATTAGGAGCGGCAACACTTATAGCAAACAGCGAATTGAATGTAAATGATTTGAGTACAGATGAAGTACTCACAATGCTTAAACAATTAAGCGAAGAAGAAGTAAATAAACAGTTAGGGTTTTGGGCGATACCATTACCCAAAGATGGAGATGTCGACGAACCGGATAATAAACCAAGGTATTTGAAAAAGTAATGACAGACACAACAGACAAAGATAATTTATCATGTGGCTTTTGCGGTAAAAAACGTTTCGAAGTAAAGAAACTTATAGCAGGCCCTAACTCATACATTTGCAATGAATGTATTAGTATCAGTTATAAAATAATTAACGAAGAAGAAATAACAGATGATTTTGAGTTAGATGAAATACCAACTCCAGAAGAAATAAAAGCACACTTAGATGAAACTGTTATTAGCCAAGAGTATGCAAAAGAAGTATTAAGTGTATGTGCATACAATCATTATAAAAAAGTATTATATTCAACAGATGATGTAAAACTGGATAAAAGTAATGTAATTATGGTTGGCTCCACAGGAACAGGAAAAACATTGTTAGCACAAACATTAGCAGAAATGCTTAAAGTTCCTTTTACAATAGCAGATGCCACAACATTAACTGAAGCAGGTTATGTAGGTGAAGATGTAGAAAGTGTATTAGAACGTTTATTAAATGCTTGTGATTGGAATGTTGATTTAGCACAAAAAGGAATAGTGTTTATAGACGAGATAGATAAAAAGGCTCGTAGTAAAGAATCTAATGCCTCTACAAAAGATATTAGTGGTGAAGGTGTGCAACAAGCATTACTAAGATTAATAGAAGGTACTACTGTTAAAGTTACAACTAATGGCTCAAAACGTATGGACCAGTTTATAGATTTTGATACATCCAATGTGTTGTTTATATGTAGTGGTGCATTTGTAGGATTAGAAAACAAAATTAAAACTAGAATGAAAGTTAAAAAGGTTGGATTTAATTCTGATATATCAAAGAACAAAGTTGCTAAAGTAAAATGGCAAGATAACATTACACAACAAGACCTTATAACATATGGATTGATTCCGGAACTAGTGGGTAGGCTACCTAATTTAATTACGTTAGATGAACTCACAGAAAGCGACATGGTACAAATATTAAATGAATCCAAGGCAAGTGTTTTACCACAAGTTAAAAAGTTATTAGAGTATGATGAAATAGAATTAAGTTTCGAACAACAATATATTAAAGATATTGCTAAAATGGCTAGTAGGTCTAAAACAGGCGCCAGAGGACTTAAAAGTATTGTAGAAAATAGTCTACACAACATAATGTTTAGGGCTCCAAAACTCAAGGAAAATGGAGTCAAAAACGTTTTCTTTAAACAATACCCAACAAAATCGGTTGACTCTTACCCTACATTAGTATATACTAACGGTAATGAAAAGATTGATTCAGAATATAAAATTAAATTACGAGGTAAAAGTTGAACAAATCTAAAGGAAGACAAGGAAACAAAGAGTTCACTAAACAGTGGAACAACAGAAGACGAGATGACAGACCTAAGAAAGAAGAACATTATTTAGATAAGTTCAAAGCATCTATTGAAGTAAGAAACAATGATGTTGGTAAAGCATTAAGAGTTTTAAAACGTAAGTTAGAAAAAGCAGATTTCCAAAAGGAAATGGCTAAACAACAATATTATGAAAAGCCTAGTGCAAAACGTAATCGTAAAAAACAACAAGCAGTTAAACGTTGGAACAAGTATGTCCGTGATGCAGAAGCACGTGGAGAAATGAAACAGTACTTGCCCACAGGAACAAAGTGGATGAAATCAAAACGTAAAACAAGACGTGTTAGAGATTACAATGAAAGAATTGCACAGATGCAGAGAAAACGTGGTATCTAATGCAAAAAACAGTCGTCATAGTTAGTGGAGGTTTTGACCCGCTACATTCAGGACATATAAGTTACTTAGAATCAGCAAAAAGACTAGGAGACCATTTAGTGGTAGCATTGAATAGTGATAATTGGCTGACTAAGAAAAAAGGCAGGCCCTTTATGCCATTTGAAGAAAGGGCAGGAATTATTGAAAGACTCGAAATGGTAGATACTGTTTGGGGTTTTGATGATAGTGATGGAAGTGCTAAAGCGGCCCTTGAACAAGCCAAAAAGGCTTATGAACATCATAGAATTATCTTTTGCAACGGAGGTGACAGAACAAAAGATAACATTCCAGAAATGGAAGTAGAGGGCATAGAGTTTGAATTTGGTGTGGGAGGAGATAACAAATCAAACAGTAGCAGTTGGATACTAAAGGAATGGCAATATCCAACTACACGAAGGGTTTGGGGCGAGTTTGCAGACTTGTTTCAAGATGACTCAGTTCGTGTAAAGGAGTTGATAATTGAACCAAGGAAAGGTATTAGTTATCAACGGCACTTTAAAAGAAGTGAAATATGGTTTTGCAGTAAAGGTGAATGCGAGATAAAGTATAGTGCCAGCAATCCAGATAATTTTACGTTGTTTACTTTAAAAACAGATGAAAACTTTCATGTAAAAGCAAATGAATGGCATCAAATAGTAAACAGAACAAATGAACCATGTCATATTATAGAAATACAATATGGCGAAGAAACCACTGAAGATGATATTGAACGTCTTGAGTATTACAACGGAGAATAATGGAATTGAAAGAATTAAATGAAGTTAAAGTATGTGAAATACTTAATGAAATCATTGAGTGTGAAATGGCTGGTGTTGTGAGATATGCACACAGTTCTTTAATGGTAACAGGACCTTATAGGATTCCTATTGTAACATTTTTGCAAGAACAAGCAAATGAAAGTTTAGCACATGCCTTACAGGCAGGTGAACTTATCACAGGATTAAATGGACATCCTAGCCAAGTTATTGCAGACATTGAAGAATCACATGACCACAGTATTTTAAAAATACTTGAAGAAAGTTTAGAACATGAGACACATGCAGTTAATTTGTATAAAAAGTTATTACAAGAAGTTGATGGTGCCAGTGTGTATTTAGAAGAATATGCTAGAGGACAAATAGGACAAGAAGAACAACATGCATTAGAAATTAAAAAGATGTTAAAGGACTTTGCATGAGATTAAGTTATAAAGATTGTGGCAAAATCGGATTTACTTGCAGTACATTCGATTTGCTACACGCAGGACATATCACAATGCTTGAAGAAGCAAAAAGACATTGTGATTTCCTTATAGTAGGATTACAAACAGATCCTACAATAGACAGACCAGACAGTAAAAATCCGCCAGTACAAAGTTTAGTAGAAAGACAAATACAGTTGGCGGCTGTAAAATATGTAGATGAAATAGTAT